CCCGTAGCCGTGAGCGTGCCCGTCAGCCCCGTGGGCGAGGTCGTGTAGGAACGGGGTGTGGTGTCCGTGCCTCCGCGCAGCGCGACGAGAGCCGTGACCGTGTAGGCCCCTGCGTTCACCCCCGAGGGCACGCGAAGAACTGCGCCGGGGCGCACCGAGTAAAACGAGAGCGACGGGTCCGTAAGCAGCATACGGGACGCGAGCACCGCGCCCGTTCCCGTGACTTCCTTGGCCCCCTCGCAGTACTTGCGGGCGTCGTCGTAGTAGTAACTCTCCATCGCAATGGAGAGCCCTTCTTCGTCGTCCGCCACCTTCTCAAAGGCGTCCGTGAACAGGTACGAGTAGGTGTAGAGGACATGGGCGGGTTTGAGCGCCGCGAGCACCTTGCGGGCGTTCTGCTCCAAGGTGAACGGGTCGTCGGGGAAGCCCCCGCTCACCGTCGAGACGAACACCTCAACCCCGAACTGGTCGAGCAGCGTGTTGCCGCCCACGGGGTCACGCGGAGGTGTGGCAAGGTAGTTCTCAACCACCTGCACCACGAGGTCGGGGTCGAGGAGTTCGACGCCCTCCTTCATGGACTTGGTGGTGGCCCCCTGCAAAAGCAGCCGCACCATGCCGCGCAAGAACTCGCGGTAGCGCAAGTCGCCGTCTATCTGCGGCGCGTCCCCGGTCGGGAACACGAGCGTTCCGAGGGCTTGCCACAAGAACTCGGGGCGAGTGAAGTCCCACGAACTGTCTTTGAGCACTTCGTTCGCCGTGAGTTGGGCGTCAACAAGTTGCTCCAACATGGCTTGGAACTGCAACGTGTACCAAGGCCCGTTCACCTGCGAGACATAGTTGGAAGGCAGCACCGCCCGAAACGTCTGCATGAGCAGGTTCACAAGCGCCTGCTTGTTCGCTTGGTACGCCTGCCCCGTCACCGGGGAGGGTGCGGGGTTCTGCGCTTCCGTGAACGGAACGAGGGGTCTGCTCATGGCCGCGTCTCGTCGTAGGTGAAGGTCAGCGCGCCAAGCGTGAGGTACTCGGCCTCACCGGGGTCAATGTCCTTGGCCCCCTTGTCCACCCCCACAATGTAAGTGACCGCGTAGGTGTGCGCCGTGGGCGAGTCCCCTACCGGGAGGGACACGAGCACCCGGTTCGCCGTGAGTTCCAACCGCCGCGCCGTGATTTGCGAGGCCGTGGTGTAGCCCTCTGCAATGAGCGTGGCGTCGTCGGAGAAGCCCGTGATGCTGCGGCCCTCGCTGCCAAGAATGTAGGCCCGTCCGGCGACGGTGCCGAGAGAGGTGAGCAGCGCGTCCGAGGCGAGGAGGTCGAGTTCCACTTCGTCTTGGAACACGCCCTTGTAGTCGCCCTTGGCCCCGCCCCCGTCCACGGTCGCTGCCGAGAGTTCTTGGTTGACAATGTAGACGAGCGCGGAGGAGGTCGTGAGCGAGGAGAGCAGCGTGCTGTCGTAGGCTACGTCGGTGGACAGGGGTTCTTGGACGACTTGGCTTCCCTCCTGTCGCACCAACTTGGCAAGCGGGACGACGACATAGGACACGCCCGTGGTGCCCTCCATGACGCCGATGATGTCAGACTGCCGCACCGCGTCCCCAAGCCGCAACTGCCCAAAGAAGTTCGCAAGGTTCGTGCGGAGCGTGGTGTCCACAGTAGAACGGTCTTGCCCCTGCTCCAACACAAGGGTCGCCTCAATGTCGAGTGGGACAACGACCGCTTCCTTGGCGAGTACGTCTGCGGTCGCGTGCTTCTTCTCGTCCACCGCGTTCTGCGTGACCGAGACAATGAGGTTCGTCGTGTAGGTCACGACGAAGTTCTCGTCGTGCGCGTAGTCAATGAGGACCGTGGCTCCGTTCGGAATGTCGCCCGTCTCCACGCGCCGAATGGAAACCGCCGTGGTCTGCGTGCCGAGGTCAATGGTGTAGTCGGGGTCGCCCGAGGGGTCGTTCGGCCCCTTGTACTGAATGGTCTTGTCGGCGTTCCACACCTCAATGGTGTAGTAGAGTGCGCCCAAGTTGTCCAAGAACTCGGGGTACGCCCCAATGAGCACATGCACTTCGTCGGTGACCGCGATGGTGTCGCCCGAAGGCACCAAGGCCCCCGTCGCGGGGTCGGTGTAGCCGCTGACGTTGAGGTAGTCGCCTGCGAGGGTGCTACGCCCGTAAGCAAGGGGGGAGTTCGGGCGATAGAGCGTGTACGCCGTGGTGGGGAGTGTGCCGCTCACGGCTCCCACAACCGAGGTGACCGCCGCGACGGGTTGACGGGGGAGAACAAAGTCCACACCTGCGCGGCGACGGTACGAACCGAGCACTACGTCCGTCAACGTCACCGGGGGCTGCACGAGCGCCGTGTCCAACTGCACGGTGTTGTAGGAGGTGACGGTCACACCCGTGAGGTCGAACACCTCGCCCGTCGTCGCGTTCTTGAACTCGTAGCCCGCGAGGGGGTAGTCGAGCATTTCTACGATGGGGTTGGAGGAGGACAGGTTCGGGTCAACGGCTTGGAAGGTGAGGTTGGCCGGGTTGCCTGCAACGACGAACTGTACGTCCTGCGCGACCTCGTAGGTGAACGCGAAGGTGTCGGTGACCGTAGCAAGGTTCGTCCCCTGCACCCACACGTCCACCTTGCCCCCAAGGTGCTGCCCGTCGTACAAGTCCCGCTGCATGAGGGGGTTGCCTGCGCCGACCACCGCGACGGACTCGACACCGGGAACGCCCGCCGCCGTTTGGTAGTAGCCGCGCTCCGTGCCGCTATCGACCGAAGCGAGGGTGTTCAGCGTGCGTTCGGTGAGGGCGAGGTTGCTCTCCGTCGAGTTGCCGCCGAACATGGCCGCGCTGTTGGTGACGGAGACAGAAGAAATGCGCGTCACAAGTGTCCGCACCTGCCCCGCGCCCACGTTCCCCGCAGGGCCGGGGGTCACGGCGCGCACGGGCACGGTCACTTGGTAGCGGCCCGTCACGGGGTTGAAGTAGGACGCCAACTGCGAGAGAGGAATGCTTGCGGAACGGGTCGTGGCGAACTGCTGCCCACCGCCCGAGACGAGCGTGCCCAAGCCAATGACGACTGACGCCGTGGGCCGGGACGTGGTGAAGAACGTCACCTCGCCCTGTGCGTAGGTGCTCGGGCGGCGAACCACGCCGAAGTTCGACGCATAGGCGTCGAAGCACGAGTTGATAAGCGCCTGCACCGAGGAGTCAGAAGTCAAGTAGAACGCGCCCTTCAAGCCAATCTTGTAAGGCGAGGCCGGAACGGAAACGCTCGTCCCCGAGCCCGTGGGGTCGTCCACTTGCAGAAGCAGCGTGGGCGTGCGGGCGCGGTGGAAGAAGTCGAGCACGAAGCGAAGGCGCTCGCTCTCGGAGGCGAACGGGTCAACCACCGTGTCGCGAAGCACCGAGCCCGCTTCGACCTTGATTTGCGGGTTGGACCTGTGGACCGCCGTAATGTACGACCGCACAATATCCTGCCGGGAGATAGTCGGAAACGCGCCCAAGGCCGTGGTGATAGACAGAGGGTGCGCGACCACTTCGGGGGAGAACGCGCTCTCGTACTCCAAGTTCTGTGAGGCGTTGTAGTAGACCGCCGTAACGACGTAGTAGAGAGGGGTTTCCGCGAGGGCCGAGGCGAACGACCCCACGGCAATGGTCGGAGGGGTGCTCGTCGGTGTGGCGAGGCGGTTGTGCTCAAACGAGTAGACCGCCACGTTCTCGACTGCCGAGAGCGTGCCCGACAGGCGCAACTTGCGAGCCGTCTCGGGGACTTCATAGGCTTCGTTGAGGTCCACTTGCAACGCCGTTTCGTTGCTGTCCTCTTGGGTGGCCGTGAGCCGCCAATAGAGCGGGTCGGCCACGGGGTTGCCGAGCGCGTCAACAAGCACATCGGCGTCCACGAGCACTTCTGCAAAGTCCGTGGTCGTCTGCGTCACCACACCCGTCGTGACGGTGTTGAGGTTGACACGGGTGTAGCCGGTGGCACCGCCGCCCGCGTAGAGCGAGGCGTAGAAGTTGAAGCCTTGGAAGCCCACCGCGTCCACTTGCGGGACACTAAGCAGCACCGCCTTGTCGAGTTGTTCGACCGTGACCCCGGTGGGGGTAATGGCGATAACACCTACGGTCGCTTCGTCCACGAGCGTCACCGTGGCCTTCGCCGCCGAGGTCACCGACCCCGAGAGCAGCACCGCCCGCACCTCGACCGTGTTGGCCCCGGTGAGCAGGAGCAGCCCATTCGGGTCTGCCGCCGGGTTCGGCACCGTCCACTCGCTGCCCGTGAACAGAATGAACTCGGGGTCAGAGGTGTACCCCCCGCCGTTGATGGACACTTGCACGTCCACCGTGTCCGAGGAAGCGGTGCCTTGGAAGAAACGTCGCTCCAAGGTGGTCGAGAAGTAGACCTCCTCGCGGAGCACGCCATCGGGGCCGTAGATTTTCGGGGTCGAGGTTGCCATGTTGGTTCCTTACAGCCCTACGCCTTGGAGCCCAAGGGTCTGCCCGTTCGACCCTGCGAGAGCCACGGCCCCCGGCACGGAGAACACAATGGAGAGGTTGATGGGTTCAAGGGAGGCGTTCACGACCGTGACTTGGACGAGCGCGGTGGTCGGGTCGTCTCCCGGTATCACTTGCACGTTCTTCAAGGAGTAGAACCGCTCCTTGCTCGTGACGACTTGGTACTTGGACTGCTCCTTCTGCACGTTCTGCACGCGGAGGAGCGCACTCCGAACGTCCTCTTGCATGAGCGTCGTCGCAGCCCCGAGGAACTTCGTGCCCACCCGGTCCATGAGTGTGCTGCCGTAGGCGGGGTGGTAGAAGTTGCTCCCTCGCCGCGTGAGCAGGGACTTCATGCAGGCTTGGTAGAGCAAGTTCTCGTTGTCAATGAGCACGAGGTCGCCTTGCGGGTCGAAGCGCATGTCGTTCTCGACGTAGGTGGCGCGGCACCGGGGGCATTGCTCGGGAGGGGCCGCGTAGGTCACCTTGAACGTCGGGTTGCTCTTGACGGCTTTCGTGAACTTCGGGTAACGGGCGGGCACCGGGGTTCTGACCCCCGAAATGCTCGGGTACACATCGGGACGAGCAGCCAACTGCCACGGGGGGTAGACCTCCGTTCCGCGCACGCCCGTCTGCGCGGTGAAGCCAAGAGCCGTGGCTCCCTGCCCGCGCACGCGCACGAACGAACTCACACCCACCGCGTTCGTGTCTGCGAGTACGATAGCCCCGTTGCGTGTCCCCACTTGCACAAAGTCGAACGCCGTGGCGCGAATGGCTTGCTCCACCGCAGTCGCGGTGACCCGCTCCCCCACGGGCAAACGCACTTCGACGGTGCCCACACTCGTCGTGATAACGAGGAGGTTCCCGTCCGGCCCAACGAGGTTCGTGCAACGCCGAATGACGAATGGCCCCGGTGCGCCTCCCACGAGCACCGCCTGCGAGTAGAGCCCGGTGGCGGGAACGTAGTAGCGGTCGTCTGCAAGGATGCGAACGAGGTTGGAGTTGCTAACGGGGGCCTTGGGGGTGAGCGTGAGCCGGTCACCCTGCAACGCAACGGGTTCCTCAATGATGAGGTGTTGGCAGGGGAAGGCGATTTGGAGTTCGACGCTCACGCACGCTCCTCGGGAGAGGTCACCCACCGTTACCCTATAAGGGGCGCACCGCCGCAGCCCGCCTACGTCGCGGCGTTCGCCTCACCCTCCAAGTCAGAAATGAGGTTCGGGTAGCCGCCGAGGTTGGCGGACTGCGAAGCGAAGTCCGCCGTACCGTCCTCGGCCACGTCGTACCAAATGCTGTCAATGATAGCGACGGCCTGCGCGACCGTGAGCGTGGGGTCGTAGCGTTCGGGGTCAAACTGCATGGGAAGCCCAAGCAAGGCGTCCCCTGTCGCCCGCATGAGGTCGTCAAGTTCGGCCTCCAACTGCTCGCGGAGGTCGCACAGTTTCAGAATGCGGGCTTCGATGTTGTGGCGCTTGTAGGCTATCTCTTGCCGCACCCACTTTTGAGATTGGGCCATGAACAGCACCATGTCGGTGTCGTCAATGTTGTTCCGGCCTCCCCTACGCCCGTCAAGGTTGTAGGTGTCTACCGTGGACATACCTGCTTCGTAGGTACTCCCGCTGTATGCGGGGGCTTGCTCCTTGGGGGCGACCACCCCTCCTTGGGGGTACGGCGTGTACTCAAAGCCCTCGTCCAAGAAGGTGCGGTCGGGGTGCATGAACATAGACACGTCGAGCGGGTTTCCGCCCATGACCGTGTACGCCGCCACCAACTTTGCAAGGGCAGAGTTCGCAGGCGACACGGAGATACCCGTGCGCTTCTCGGAGGTGGTGATGACCCCTTCATCGGTAGTGGTGCGCTCGTACACCACCCGCACAAAGCCAATACGGGTGAGTTCTGCTTGAATGACCGCGATGCGCGGAAGAACGTCTCGCCGCTCGTTGAGAACGAACCGGCGGAACTGCTGCCATTGACCCTGCCGGAAGGTTCCAAGACCGTTGAAGGACATGGCATTGTCTCCCTTACGCCGTGGCCGTGGAGGGGGAAGCCGTGAAGATAGCCGTGAGCAAGTCGAGCAACACGGAGGGCACACCCCCGGCCACGAGGGCGAAGCCAAACCCGTAGTCCGCAGCCGTGTCCACGGGGGCGTTCTCGGCGGACATGAGTGCGCGAATGGCCCCGCTCGTGCCCGCCTCCACGGTCACGAGAACGGACACGTTGCCGAGGCGCAGCGTGGCGAGGATGTCAAGCAAAGCCCGTATTTGCTCCAAGAGGGCTTGGAGTTGTGTAATGCGCGCCTGCAACGCCTCAATGAACCGAACAATAGCGTCGGCTATCCCCTGCAAGCCGTCGAGGATAGCCAAAAGGAACTGCTCAATGTTGTCCAACAGTTCCAATAGGGCAGGAAACCCGTTGGGGAACAGGAGCACACTCGCCCATTGGCTTGGCACACCGGGGCGTGTAGGCACGGGTGCGGCGAGAAGCAGGATTTCTTGGGCGGCGGTGTAGACCTCGGGAGGGAACAGGTTTCGACAAAAGCCGACTTGCAGCGCCCCGTTAGAAGCAACCTCTCCCAACAGCACGGGTGCCGCGTCACATGAACCCTGCCCGTAGATGAAAGAGGTGGGAGAGCCGTTCGGAGACTTGGCGAAAGCAGGGGCGCGCACCAAGGAGTTTGGGGTCGCGGTGTAGGTCGTGCTTTCAAGAACACGCGGGGAGGGAAAGACCCCCGTGCTTCGGGACGGGTCGGCCAACGACTCCAACAAGGTGAGCGAGGGGTACGCCGGGTTTACGTCCGACCACTTGAAGGCAAGCAGAACGCCTGCGGAGGCTTCCGCCTGCTCCACAAGCGGAAGGGTCGCGCTGATTTTGGGGAGGAGGAAGGAGAGGTAGCCGTAGATTTTCTTTTTGAGGTCGCCCCGGAACTTCGCGGGGGAAACCGTTTCGTAGTACTTCGTTGGGTTGGAAACACGCAGGTACTTGAACACGTCGGAGGCGGTCGTCTCCAAGCCCGTGGCAAGGTACGCGGCATTGGGCTGGAAGCCCCCGCTCGCCGTGGGGTCCGCGTCCAACACAACAAGGTCCGCCCGAGACAGAAGTGCCACGGTGAGGGCCGAAGCGATAACGTCCGCCACGGGGCCGGGGAAAGTCAACTCCAACGGGGAGGAGGTCGCAGAGAAGTCCCCCTCCAACTGCTGCGGAAGCACACCGCTCCCCGTGACCCCCCGAACCACGGCGTCGTTGACATAGTAAAGGGAAGGGCCGAAGTCATAGTAGGGGCTGCGAACCGTCCCCGCACCTTTCGGCCCACTCGCGGTGAGGGCGTCCGAAATAGCCTTCGACACGGCGCGCACGACCACGGAGTACGTCGCGGGTTGGTAATCCCCCGTCACCGAGAGCGCCCCACGGGGGCTTCCCCCCTCCCGCTCAAACTCCCCCGTCCAAGGAAGCAGGCTCTTGGGAATGACCGCAGAGAACGTCTGTCCCGAGGTCATGGCCGAGAACAAGCCGTTCTTCACGAAGAACGACCGTCCAAGATACCGCTTGTCGTTTTCTTGCTCCAAGCGCAGAAGTTCGCTCAATGCGACAAGGGAAGTGCGCGACCCGGCTTGGGTGGTGCTCAAAAAAGCGTAGGTGGCGTTCACGTCGATGCCGTTCGTGGTGCTCCCCCCACCGACAGGCCCAAAACGAATGGTGTCCGTGCCCCCGTAGACCTGCAACGGGGCGCTCGGAAGCGCCGGGTCGAGCACCGGGTAGCGGACCCGCGCCGTGTCTCCCCCGTTGTTGGACTTCGGGTCAGGGCCGTCAGCGGTCACGAGCAAGCCGTTCGGCTCGGTGCATACGTCGATAATGAACCCGTTGGGAGCGGGGCCTGCCGAGCCAATGAACGCTTGCCCCCCTGCGGGCATTTGCCACTCCACGAGGGCGTACTCCGCGTCGTCCCCGGTTGTGAGGCTCACCCCAAGCGTGGAGAACTTGTTGAGCAGCGCGGTCGAGGTGCCATAAGTGACGGCCACAGGGAGAGGCACCGGGTAAGGCACCGTGGCCCGGTTGAGGTTGAAGAACCTGCAAATGGCGACGACCAGTTCGATAATCTTGTAGAGGTCGGTGACTTGCACAGACAAGTAGAAGTAGACAGACAGCACCGCCGAGGACGACGAGAACGTGGGCCGCTTCGGGTCAGACGGGTCTACATACGCCGTCAACATGCGCCGCTGAAAGGCGGCGTAGCCGCCCCTCAACTCGGGGAAGGGATACTGCACCCGTGCAATGTCCCCAAGGTAAAAGTACGCACCGAGGTTCCGCAAGTCCTCAATGAATGCACGGATTTCGTTGATGATGGCCTCTACAAGCGCCCGAATGGGGTCCAGCAGGCCAACGATAAACGCTTTGATGGTGTCGAGGATGGCTTGGAGGACGTTCAGTACGTCAATGAGAAGTTCAAGCAGCCCGTCCACAGCGTCAAGGACAGGCTGAATGGGCTCCAACAGTTTCGTGAGGTCAATGTCGGCGGTAAACCAAGTCCCGAGCGCGTCTGCCATAGGTCACCCCTTCTTGGCTTGGGCTTGGAGGGCGAGGGCTTTCTCTACACGGGCAAGCCCGACGCGAAGTTCTGCCACCGTATGTACGTCCTTCTCAATCTGCTGCTCAATGAGCGGCACGAGTTGCAAAAGCAAGGCACGCTGCCGCCCCGCGAACGGGTGCTCCACTTCGACCCCTTCGGGAGTAGCCTTCCACGCCCCGACAGGAATGCCCCGTTCTTCAAGTAGTCGCAGGGCTTCTTCGCGGGTCACGTTCACCTCGTAGACAGGAAGCGCGTATAGGCAAACGCTACCCCCGCCCCCCGTTAGGAACAGGGGCGGGTTAGGAGCCAAGACCCTTCTTCAAGAGAAGCAACTGCCGCTGCGCTTCAAGTTGCTCGGGGAGCGAAGCCCGTGCCCGCGTGAGGGTTTGCAGGCTTCCGTTCACACGGTCGGCGCGGAACACCACCCACGAGAACCGCAGCGCACGGAAGCGGTCGTCGTTGTCGAGTACGTCGCTCACAAGGTCAGGCAACACGGGGCGTCCCGTCCCGTTCACGAGGTCGGCATAGGGCGTGGGGAGGCCCACAGGTGTTTCGCTGTCAAGCCGCGTGTCGAGCACCCAAAACCGCCGGTCCAAGACGGAGAGGCAGTCCGAGGTGTTGGCGAAGGGCGCGAACTCAATGAGGCCGACAAGCGAGGTAAGGAACACGTTGGAAATGACCCCCAACCCATCCGTAGGCGAAGTCGGGCTCCCAATGTCCTCAATGTGGTCCTCGGCTTGGAAGGTGTAGTAGTCCCCGCCCTTGTTGTTCTCGTAGGCCCCGCTGATTTCTTCGATCCACGAGAGCATACGCTCGCGCATGAACAGCACAAGTTCGATGGCGTCCTGCGAGAACACCGACGAGGGCCGGATGATGCGGTAACTGAACGGCGCGATGCTCTTGTCCGCGTCCAAGCCCGTGCGGGCGGCGAACGACCCGCCGACACTTGCCGCCGTGGGGCGAAGTGACTGCTGCCCTTCTTGCCCTCCCGTGCCAATGGGGGAAGCATGAATGGTCGGCAGCACGGCGTACTCCCACCCCGAGTCGCCGTACACCACGTCGTCCGAACCGTCCTCTGCCCCGCCGCCGAACCGTGAAGCCCCGGTCACTTCAAGGTAGGTGACGGTCTGCGCGGGGTCGGTGGTGACGCGGTAGAAGCCACGGTTGTCGTCCAACGGGTCGGGCCTTCCCGCAATGTACTCCGCGAGGCGCGTGGACACGCTTTGGTCGCCCACGGGGCGTACACCCACCTCGTCGGGGACGAATAGGGTGCCCGCAGGGTCCACCACAACGTAGTCGCCCACCTGCACCTGCACCGTGGACGAGTAGTACGTCACGGTAGGGTCGGTGTCAGACAAGACGTTGAACACCGTTGCTTGCCCGCCCGTGGTCGAGGGGTCGGAGTAGTCGGCACGACGGTCGAGCACCACTTGGTCGGTAACAAGGTCAAGAAGTTGCTCGCAGGACTGCTCGTGCGGCACCGGGGCTTGCCGCAAGTAGACCTCAAACGCCTCCCCGCCCGAGAGTGTGAGGGTCAGGCCGGGACGCTTCAACCGCAGCGTCGTCGCGTTCACGACCGCCTCCACCTCGGCTTCCTCCAAGAGCGCGCCCGCGCTGTCGAGCACGCGCACAAGGTCACCGGGGTTGAGGTTCACCGTATCGTCTGTGAACGCCCCAATGTTGGTGGCGGCTCCGTAGAGCGCGGTGTCCGCCACGAGTTCCCGCGTGCCCGTCACCCCGTAGGAACCCACAACCCCGCGCCGCGTCTCGTAGACGGGTTTGAGCAGTTGCAGGTTGCCGACAAGTTTCTGCTGCGCCTCGTGAAACCGCCGAATGCGCCGCACATAGAAATGCACGACCTCTTGGTTCGCAGGGGGAACGGTGAAGTAGTCCGCGTAGTCCCGCACGCCGACTTCTGCGGCACTTGGGGCCGAGTACGAGGCCGACACCACATGCGGCACCGCCTGCCCCAAGTCCCCCGTGGGCAAAGGGAACGACGGCTCCAAGAACACACCCGAGAGAGCCACGAAGCCCGAGAGCGTGGACCCCGGAGGGTCAATGAAGTCGTCTCCAAACACCACCCTGTCGCCCGGCAGCAAACAGGGCAGCGTTCCCGGCGAGGAAGTCAGCCCATCGAAGTGAATGGCGTCCCAATCAAGCGTACTCACATTTGCATACGCCACCACGCCGCGTAGCGTGGGGGACTTCGCATACACCACTTGGTCGCGCTCGGGGTAGAACGCCGTGTTGGTCACACCAAAAGGCACTTTGAGGTACAGGTTTGGAGAGGAGGGTGCCCCCGTGTCCTCCTGCAAGTTGCCGGTCGCTACGTCGTAGACCACACCGCTGTACGGAGTGGGCGGGGACGGGATGGAAGGGTCGAGGTACGTCATGGAGCCAAGCGCGAGGGACACCACGCCGCCAACCGTGAAGTTCCCCGCCGCGTCACGGTTGTAGCCCACGCAGTTGTTGGCAGGGAACCCCTCTGCAAGTCGTCGGAAGGGCAAGTACGACATGCCCGAGACAGGTGTTCCCCGTGCCACGGCTGCAAGGAACGCGGGTTGAGAGACAGCCACCCCGGTCGCGTCTTGGAAGTTCGACAGGGTGAACGTCGCGTTGCCCGTGTCAGGGTCAGGGGTGGGCAGCACGCCGTAGTCCGCCGTGTAGACCGCCGTGGGGTCAATGTCCCATTGTGCGCCGCTGTAAGAGGCCACGACGGGTTTGAGGACAAAGTAGAGCCGACCCGCGCTCGTGAAAGCGTAGCCCGTGGGGGATTCGGTAACGGGAATGAGCGTGTCCACGGTGACGGACACCTGCACACCGCCAAGGTCCGCCGTGGCAACGACTTGGGGGAACCGAAGGTCAAGCGGCCCGTTGTTGCCCGCCTGCGCGTAGGTGCCCACCGAGAGTTCTCGGATTGGCGTGCCGTCCGAGGCCGTGGCGTTGGTGTCTACCGCGTGCCGCACCAAGTAGGTGCCCGTCTTGACCGCAGCGGTGCCTCCCGGCCCGCCGTCCACCACGAGAATGTCCCCCGGCTCCACGTTGGAGAGAGCCGTTCCCGGCACCACCGAAGTAAGGCTCTGCACCCATGCCCGCGAGTAGAAACCCAAGCGGTCAAACATGGTGCCTTCGGCCTCCAAGATAAGCGAGGTCTTGCCCGCGTCCGAAGAAGGCACCGCAGAGAACTTCACACCCGAAAGGTCCGTCCCCGAGAGCGGCACGTTGCCGTTCGCCTCCCACGACATGACCTTCACGGTGCCTTGCTCGTCCCCGGCTCCCGAGGCCGTAGCGGGGGTGAACGTCCCCACATACGGAAGCAGCGTGGACGAGTCAATGCGCGTGAGGAACGTGAAGGGGAGCCCACCATTCACCGAGTTCGGGGCGTTGACGGTGCAGCCCGTCGTCGCAGCCCCCACGGTCACCTCCCACACCGCGAGGCTCGTCTCGACGTTTAGCCCTGCACCGGGAGTGACGGTGCCACGCGGGGCCGCCGTAACGAGGCTGATGCGCTCGTTGAACGTGAGCCTGTCCCGAGAAATGAACGCGGTCGTGGTGCCCGAGGCCGAGCCGAGCCCCAAGCCGCCGCCCGTTGCCGTCACGGTGTCCGCGTCAATGTAGGCGTCGGCGGTCACCGTCACGTCGTACCGCCTGCCCGAGTTCGCCACGGATGAGAGCGGCCCTGCGGTGAACACAATGATGCTGGTGTCGCGGACGTTGGGAGGTGCCAACGTGAGCCCCACGCCCAAGGGGCCGGGAGCGACGACCGTGCCCCAAGCAGTCGGAGAAGAAATCGTGATGGCCTCAATGAGCGCGCCGTAAGTACCCGAGGTAGGGTCAGAGTCGTAGACACGAAGAACGAGCGCGTTGCCGGTGCCACCAATCCCCAAGAAGCGGTTGTAGCCTCCCGTGCCGGGAACGCTGCCCGAACCGTCCGCGAGCACAACGTCGCCAAAGTCGGAGAAGTCAAAGACGGTTTGCACGACGCCGGGGACAGGCACGGAGGAGGTGACCACCACCCCGGATACACCGTCGAAGCCCGTCTTGCTGACGGCGTTCGTGACGGTGTGCTTCACGGGCTGCGTGGGTGCCGGGGTTTCGGGGGTGGGTGTGACGAAGCGGGGCACCTCCACGCTCGACACGCTCGACCCGCTCGCCTTTCCCGTGACTGCGCCCACCGAGAGCACGCCCTGTGCGCCCACGGGAATGGCCCCCTGTCCGGCCTCCACAAGTAGGAGGTCGAACGGGCGCACGTCGCCTTCTGCGGACCTGTTGGTGTAGGAGCCCGCCGTGGCTACGGGGGTCAAGTCCCGCGAGGTGTAGAGGGTCGCGGGGTCTTGCGCGGGTGACACGGAGAACGCAACGAGCACAGAGCCGTCCGAGCCCACCACCTCGTCAGGGTAGACCGCCTTCCAGTTCTGCTGTTCTGCTGCGGGAGCAGACGCCGGAATGGGGAGCGCAACGGTCGTGTCCGCGCCGAAGAACGCCCGCACCTCGTTTGCCACTTGCCCGAGCAGGTTGAGTTCGGTGACGGTCGTACCCAAGTAGGGGATAGACACGTCGCCGCTATCGTCCTTCGCCTCCCCAAGCAGCGCCGGAAGTTGAGCGGGCCGTTGACGGGTGTTGGTGAAGGCAACGTCCCCCTCAATGGGCGTGAGGGGTGCAGGGGGGTTCTGCCCGAGTATCTCTTTGAGGCCAAGGTTCGGGTCGCTCCACGAAGGCAGCGTGAAGTCCCGAAGTTCCGACCGCTTGTTGGACGTAATGAGGTCGGTGAGCCGGTACGCGGGCAACGTGGTGCCGATGGCCGTGAGTTCTTCAACGGTCGGCGGGTCGGAGTAACCCTCCGCGTCCGTGTTCCGAAGCGGCTGAACCACATAGATGGTGTCGCCCTGCACAGGGGCAAAGACCTCACCCGTCTCAACTACGAGAATGTCCGTCGCAGAGATGGGAGAGAGGTCGTCCTTCCCAAGAACGAGCACACACCCGCCCACGACTTGTTTGACGAGGACGTTCGGATAGGTCGTTGTGTCGGGCGTGATGCTGCCAAGGAACGCCCCAATGGCCGAAGAAGCGTCCCCAAGGGTGAACAAGTCCCCGTCCGGTTGACCGTAGGCAAGGGTCTGCCCCACCATGAAACCGGGGGTCGAGAGTTCGGGGTCGCCCGAGGCGAGGTCGAACAAGTCGCCGCCGCCTGACACGAGTTGGGCGAAGTCGGGCAAGCCCGTGTCAGGGTCAATGGGGAACTGCGCGAGGGCAAGGGGGGTGGCAACGACAGAGGGTTCGGCAGGCCCACCGAGGTCGGGGAAGCCCGTGGCCGAGTACGCCCAAATGCGTGCCCGTGCGCCACGGGGTCGGAAGGACGAGTCGTTGATGCCCTCAATGACGCCAAGGGCCGGGTTGGCAATGACCGCCGTGGTCGTGTTGAGGGTGCTGACGAGGGCTTTCTTCGTCGTCCCCGGCTCGTCGCCCGGCACGTTGCCGAAGCGGGCGAAGGTGTAGTAGCCCTTGTCCCCAAGGTCGAGGTTGGCCTCCAACCCCGGCAGCGTGGTCGTGAACGCCTTGGTGCGTTCGGGGAACAGCCGCGAGAACAGGTGCGGCTCCCACATGGAGAGGTACTTGCCCCTTACGTCAACATTCGGGAGGAGTGCCGCCGACAAGGCCGCGAAGAACGGGCGCAAGAACCCGACAAGCACCACGTCGTCCATGTCGTTGAGAACCCGTCGCCGCTGCTTCTCCACATAGAACGAGAGCGTGGCAGGGTCAGGGGTCTTGCCGTCCACGGCCCCCGGTCGGTCAGGGTCGGTGCTCTCTCCCGTCACGGGGTCAACAAGCGGGTCGTCCTGCGTCACAAGGAGGTCGTCGGGGTTGTTCGCGGAGAACACTCCCGACCACACGAGGCGGGGGTTCAAGTCCCCCGAGAACGGGTCTTCATAGCCGGGGGGCGGGTAAATCCGCCCACGCCCAACGAAGAACTTGAACTTCCCGTCGCGGTCACCGATGATGCGCCCGTCGATGTTCTCGACCACCTGCTCAAAGTAGACCACCACTTCGTTGTAGAGCGACAGGAACACCCGCGCTGCGCGGTCTTGGTCGCGGGCGTCCTGCACCTGCCCCCGCAAGCCAAGTGCCCCTTGCTTGGAGAGCGGTGTGGAGCCGGGGCTGAACAGGGTCGGCCCGCCCGACACGGCTTGGGCTTGCACGCGCCCAAGGGCAACCTGCGCTACGTCCCCAAGGTACTGCTCCAACGGGGCTACCTGCATGTAGAACGAGTCGGGGGCCGCGAACGAGTACGAAGCAAGCAGGGTGCGCCCGAGGTAGCCGTTCTCGGTTGTGGGGGCCACGCGCACTTTCATTTGCGCCGAGTAGGTCGGCACCACCACCGCGCCGTCCTGCACTTGCGGCCCAATGACGTTCGCCGCGTAGTAGGACATGACGAGTCGCTGCGTCGGCAGTAGCGAGGGCGTAGCCGGGGCCTTCAACGTCAACGTGCCCGTAGAGGGAGCAGCAGCGTAGTCAACGCCTTCCACGAGGGTGCGTCCCGGCAGCGGCCCGTTCTCGTCCGCCTCCCCGTAGAGCACCACCTCGACATTCTCGTAGGGAAGCCACGGCTTGAACACGAACTGCACGGGGTTGTTCGGGTAGACAGGGCGTGCCGACAAGAACACAAACTCCCCGTCAAGGAGCGACAAGCCCGTAGGCGCGGGGTTGTTGACATAGACCCGTGTGTACCGACCCTCAATGACGAGTTCGTTCCCAACCACAATGAACGGGTAGCCGCCGACTTCCAACAGGTGCCCGGCCTTGGCAACTTGTGTGTAGTCCCCGACAAACGTGAACACCGTGTCGCCCCGGTTCACGGGGAGGTAGACCGCCGAGGGGTACGAGAGCAGGAAGCCCGCGTTGCCACCGCCCGTCACGGGGGCTTCGGGGTCCACGGTCAGCGCCACAGGAACCGACGACAGGCTCGCGTCCGCGTCATTGGCAGGGGCGCGGCTTCCCACCTCGTTCTCGGGGGTCGGCCACACGGTCACGGTGGTTAGGGCCGTGGTCCCGTCGTAAGAGGTGGCCTTGGTGTAGAAGGGAATGCCCCCCACCACAAGCAGCGTGCCCACGGCGAACTCGGAAGTCCGGTCGCCTTCGACGGTGAAGGTGTCCTGCCCCGCTTCCAAGTAGAAAGGCGGGCGATACACCGGGGTCACAGAAGTCGAGTAGGTCTGCTCACCGCCCGAGGCTTCCAATACCGCGTAGTTGAGGCGCACGCGCTTGGTGGGGTCCACGTTGTAGGTGAACAGGAGCGTGTTCCCCGACACACTCACGTCGGTCTTGCCGCCGTAGTTCTGCAAGTTCGGGCCAACCCACACGGAGGTCGCAAACGCCGTGTCCACGGTCTTGCCCGAAGGGTTGAAGGCGTACTCGGTCGTGGAAACCGCCGTGGCGACTTCCAACCGAATGACGTTCGACAGGTATTCCACAATGGGAACGGGCACGCCCGCTTCGTCCACGACCACCGTGCCGTCCGTGTTGGCTTGGTAGTAGCGGGCTTCGACCACCTGCCCTTGGCCCAAAGGGGTGTTGAAGAACACCCCGCCCAAGATAGGGGACACCTGCACGTCGGTGCCAAGCACCGTCTGCTCCACCAAGTAGAGTGTGCGGCCTCCATAGGTCACCGCGTCCGCGCTGGAAATCACCACCTCGCCCGTCGAAGGGTCCGCCTGCGCCGCGCCCGCAGGAACGTCCGCCGTGTCGTCAAGCACCTCGTCGTAGACAACGACGCAGCCCGAGTTCACAAGCAGCGTCGTGACGCCGAACCGCAGTTGCCCCTCGTTGAGAGGTCCGGTTCCGTAGTACACCACATCGCCAAGAATAGGAGACGGGGGGAACGACGACACGCCCACAAGTGAGGCACCTTCGTAGACGGTGCCCCCAATGCGAACTCGGAACGCCCCGGTGGCAAAGTGTGCGTTCGTGGTGGGGAGCACCAAGCCCGTGGACGCAATGACCCCGACCGTGAACCCCTGCTGAATGTAGGTCAGCGTGGCGGTCGGGTCGGTATGACCCACGCCGAACCGGAGAGACACCTCGCGGTCAGAAGCAAGCGCGTCCGCCAAGTACGCCGTAAACAGGCCCGTGCCGCCACTCTCCACGGCCCCAAGGGGCGAGAGCAACAAGAGCCGGAACACCTCGTCCGAGAGGTAAGCGAAAGGCACGGCCTGTACGTCCGCGACAATAGCCGGGTCATACACCGAGGTCGGGTAGCCCGAGAACACCTCCCACGAGGCGTAGGGCAAGCCCTCGGCAGGCCCCGCTCCCACCGGAAAGGGCACTTCGGGCATGAGCAGAAGAACAGAAGGGTCGAGGGGGTCAATGCCCGCCACCACATAGGAGCCGAGGGCGTCCCCGTTCCGAACGGCGAGGCGGTAGCCTTCGGGCGTGCCGGTGCCAAGCACCACGGACCAATCAGACACATTGAGGTCAGAGAACTCGACCGACCCCGCCGCGAAAAATCCTGCACTCCCCTGTCCGACTTCGGGGGACACGGGCGTAGAGAGAGCAACCTGTCCCGCACCGCCGTTGTCGGGGAACAAGAAGTCCGTGCCGTTCACAAGCGGGGTGTACACCCCTCCCGGCAGGCGCAGTTGCAGCCCGTAGTCCGGGTCGAGCATGGCGTCGGGGTCAAGTGTTTCGGGGACAACCGCCGTGTGCCCGAGCGCAAGAAGGGCGGTGGGAGACTGCACAGAGAGCGTGCCCGAGGCGTAAGTCTCCAACCATGAGAACCGCCCAAGGTCGAACTCGTAGAGCAGTTGGTCGTAGTTCCGCAGCCGCACCCTGTTGAGGAACGCCGTCGTAAGGTAGTGGACATCGGGTGCGAAGCCGGGAATGTCCAGCAACGGCGGCAAGTTGACGTAGAACGTGGGGGTGCCGGGAATGCTCTCCGTCACCACCTTGTCGGTGAACCGTCCCGTGGCACGAAAGTCAGGAGCGGTGCCGGTGCCGTCAAGGTTGAGCGGCGAGCGGTACACCCCGAAAGAGGCCCCGTTGTCAGGAAGCCAACGGTAGGTCGTGCCCGAGAGGTCAACCTTCCAACCCGGCAGGAACCCGAGCGCCGACTGCCCCGTGAGGTCGTCGGGGTCCGCGTTCCAACCGACTTCGACCATGCCCCCAATGAGGTCCGCAGAAGAAATGACCACGCGCCCCCGCACCGCCGTCGCCGTACCTGTGCTGCCCGCAGCCGTAATGGCGGCTTGGAGGTCAGCCGCGACCTGTGCCGCCGTGAGCGTGTCCCCCGTGAGGGAGGAAGCCCAAGTGACCACCACGCCGTCAATGGCGAAGCGCATGGTGTCCGTGGCCGTGAGCGTGAACGGCTCCGCGTACCGGGAGTAGACACGCGCCTCGTCCGCGTAGGTAGCAGGCGTCACGTCTGCCTGCATGAAGTAGACCTTCTCACCCACAAGCCCTGCACGCTTGAACTGCGCCCGAGAGAGCGTGCCCGTGAGTGCTTGCCGCGCCACTTGCCCAAGCGTCTTTCGCATGGTGAAGGGCAACTTCTTCAAGTCCTCGTCGTACTCGACCACCTCCAAGGTTTCCAACGCCCGTTCCGGCGTGAACAGGAAGGTGTCGCCCACGCCCTCAACGGTGCGGGTCAGCCCCGTGTCGTCGCCGTTGACCCGCGTGGTCGGGTTCCCGCCCGAGAGGTCAGGCGTCATGCCCGAGCCGTTCGGGGTGTAGCGCACCCCCGAGACACCGGGGAACGGAACAGGCTCCGCGAGGGGCACGAACAAGTCGCCCGACAAGGTGACCGTCGTGGGGGTGCCCGTGCTGTCCACGAGTTGCACAGGGGCCTTGGTCGGAAGCGGCTGCGTGTTGAGCGCCACCCCGTCGAAGAACACCTGCGTTTCCAAGTAGGGGAGTTCGTAGCCGGTCGCGCCCGGCGTGGCCCTGTCAACGTCGTCCTGCGAGAAAACCAACTTGCCCGTGGTGCGGGACCACGCGAAGGAGCCCGCAAGCAGCCCCGAGGGAGCAGGAAGGTCAGCGTCGGCGTCACACGCCACAGG